ATGGTGATGATATTAATGTTGAAATTGTCCAAGATGGTGACGGGAACGTTGCAGAGATCTATATACAAGTAAGTGCTAATGATACTAACTTTGAGTACAGAGTAGAAGGTGATCTAAACGAAATACTTGCAAACATTAACAGTGGCACAGAAAATAACTTTGTTGCGGCTCTTATAGGCAACGACAATACTATCACTTTCTGCAAAGACTACATTAACAGCACTTGCAACGGTATTCAAGTAGATCTAACTGACACAACACTGAATCTCGATGGCAACAATAACGAAATTAACTTTGCTTTGGATGCCGCTGATGCAACCAACGTATTCAATGTTGGTCAAACAACACCTAGTGACTTCAACGTGATCAATCTTACACAGACTACTTCTGTAGGTCACATTGTGAATGTTAGCATAGATGGCGATACCAACACTGTGGATATAGTTCAACACTAATATGTGGAGAACTGTATTCGTCTTGCTGTTGTCTATCCCTGGCTTGGCCATGGCTGAAGTCGGTTCAGTTACCGACTTCAAAGGCAACCCTGCAGAAGCTAGACGAGAAAGCGACAAGTTTGTTGTTGAAATGGGCTTCGGTGTTGAAATGATGGATCAGCTAATCACTGCCAACACAAGATTAGGTATAACGTTTGCAGACGACACCAGAGTCGAAATTACAGAACAAAGCCAGTTGATAGTCGACGACTTTGTTTATGATCCCAACACCGGTGCTGGTAAAATGGCTATGAAAGTTGCACTAGGTACAGTTCAAATGACCTCGGGTCGTTTGGCTAAAACCAGCAGAGAAAATGTTGATATCACTACACCAACTGCAAGTATTACTGTCAGAGGCACAGACTTTAGTATGACTGTAGACGAAATTGGTCGTAGTTTGATTATTCTATTGCCTAGTTGTCCAGACGAAACACTAAACGAAGATGAATGTCCGGTGGGATCGATCTCAGTAAGTACCGACGCAGGTTCGGTGATACTTAACGAATCTTATCAAGGAACACTGGTGTCACACAGTGGATTGATGCCAGCTGATCCACGCAAGTTGCTGCTCAACAGTTCTAACATTAACAACAATCTTATTATCGTGCCGCCTGCAGAATTTCCTAGAGGATTTGCAAACGACGATGAAGAAGAAGAATTTAGAACCGAACTAGATATCGACTTGTTGGAGAACGAAGAACTATCAGAAGACTTGTTGACCGAGGACAAAGAACTAACAACTAATGCATTAGATGTAAACAGAATAAACAACACTTATTTGGATAACTTGCTGGATATTAATGCTGTGTCACTTGAAAACGCATTAGAGGAAGAAGACAATGAAATATTGCCCAACATTAAAAACTTTCCTTGGATTCAAACTGTGATCAACGAGGAATTTATATTGCTGGACTCTGATCGTGCGCCTCACATATCAATGCTAACAGTTAGCTTAGACACACAAGGAACTTACAACCTAAACCAAGATGGTGTAACGGCTGCGGTTCAAATAAACGATGGAGGAACTAATGTTTCTTTCAATATTACGCAAACTCAGTAGTGCTGTACTTGTTTATTTGATGTTTGTAAGTGTTGCAGTTGCAGCCATCACTGATCTAAAACTTAGCACTGCACAGATATTTGATGTGCAATGGTATATTTCTGGCGGAACATTGCACGCCAGTGGATTTAACTATATCTATGCAAGCGTAAACTATGCTACTCAAACAAATTCGGCTGCTAGATGGACTGCGGCGCAAACAGCAGATGCCAACAGTAACGGCAGATACATAGGATTTTTTAACAGCACTACCAATCCGGGCACTTACGGCATGGCAGTGTTCAATAGTAATGGCACAGTATATAAAATTATCAACAATACCGGGTCGTTCAGAGCATTGGCTAACGGAGCAATCTTCTATAACGGTAACGGCATGTGGGGGACTTTAATTACAACTGGTCAAGGGTATAACCTCGGCCAAAGCGGTTCGTGGTCTGTTACTCAAGATAACCCATCTAATAGTCAACTACAAGCATATACACCGCCTAGCAGTACTCCACTGGCAGCAGGTCAAACTGCACCGCCACCCGCTGTAGCAACTCCGATATACAACAACAGTTCTAATGTTTATATAACCAACCATTATCCTACCAGTAACAACAGTCCAGCAGGCGAAGGCGCTTCGAAAGCATTCGACAATAATCCAAACACAAAATATCTAAACTTCGACAAGCAAAATGCAGGTGTTACTATAAAATTAAATACTGGACGTGTGGTGAATGAATTTACACTTACTACTGCAAATGACTTTTCTGGCAGAGATCCGACTAGTTATAAACTATATGCAAGCAATGATGGCGTAAACTGGACACTGATTCAAGAAGGGCCGCTATCTTTAAGCAACGACAGATTTTGGACCAGTCCTAAAATTTCAGTAACCAATACCAATGCATATGTATATTATTACATATTCTTCCCTACAACTAAATCAGGTGAAGGATGTGGATTAAATTGCGATAGTATGCAGATTGCGGAAATTACATTCTATTACAATTCAGGTAATACAACAACATCTACACCTACAGGAACAGGGGCTGTAACTAATCCTGGATCTATTCCAACCCCCGTCTATTCCTCAGGTATAAATCCAACTCAAGCAATACGCAGATCTGCTAACTTAGCACAAACTACAGGCAATAACGCAAATGTAAATATTGTTGGCAACAACAATGCAGTGTCGGTGCAACAGATCGGCGGCGGCCATTATGCAAGTGTAGATATAGATGGCAACAGTAATAGCATAAACACACTACAAACAACTGCAACATCGTCTAGACATTATTTAGAAGCGTCAGTAGACGGTAATAGCAATACACTGTTGTTACAGCAAAGAGATACAAACAAAAACATGTTTGTTAGCATATATGGTGATTATATCAATCTCACAGTAAACCAAAAAGGTTCGGGCAATCACTATTTGGAAATGAACATACTTGGTGATGATCATGTTGCTAGCATAGTGCAAGACGGCAGCGGCAATCATGCTGCTACAATACAACTGGAAAACGGCGGCGGTGCATGGAATTTTCAATTAAATCAAAACGGATCCACCAATCAGACCTACAGTTTACCGCACGGGTTAAGCAATGGTAATACAGTGTCTGGAGTATGCAGTACACCGTCAGGTTGTAATTTAACAGTTAATCAACAATAAGGAACACAGATGGATTTAGTATATGGAATAGCATTGAGTTTTCATTTAGGAATGAACGACAACTACAATAATTTGCATCCACATATTCGTTTGCAAAATGATGACTTTATTGCAGGGGCTTACTACAACAGCGAAGATGCGTTAAGTGCCTATGCCGGCATTGAACTAGGTCACGGGAAGTGGAATCACGAATTTGGAGTAGTATCTGGCTACAATGAAAGTACCGTAATTCCCTTTATTAGATCCACTTACGAATTAAATAATAATACAATAGGTTATATAACGCCTGGATTTGAAGACAACAACGTTGGAGTTGTTTTAGGTATAGAATTTCAAATTAAAAAATGAAGTGGTTAATCAATTTATTTAAGGTAAAACGGGATGAAGTGCAAACTGGACCATCAGACCTCCATAATAGAATTGCTGAAATCCAGGCCCGCATCGCCGCTGTTAGACGCCGTAATGGTTGGGACCAAGGACCCGATAAAGATACTAAAGTACAACCCGAACCGTTGGTGGCCACAGAAAAATTAAAGGTAAACAAGATTAACAACGAAGATCTAAAAGCCAAATTGCTGTCAATGAAAAAATAATAAATACAGTATGAAAAAAATATTGTTATCACCCGTTTGGAGCATTTTAATATTAGGATTGTTAGGCTGGCTACAGTTTAGCAACCTTGATTTTTTAGAAAGTCTTAGATTACGTTACTTTGACCAATTGATTGTAAATCAAGAACCTGTAGAAAATAACATTTATACAGTCAACATTGACGAAGCAAGTATTGCTGCTCAAGGACAGTGGCCCTGGCCCAGAGGTGACTATGCTGCACTTGTAGAAGACCTTTATGCACGTGGCGCAGGCCTTGTTGTGTTTAATGTTTTGATGAGTGAGCTTGATCGGGCAGGCGAAGATATTGTTCTAGCGGATACTATGAAAAACTATCCAGTGATAGTAACTATGTTAGGTACGGCAGATAACAAAAACGAACCAATCAATCCGGGTGCTAGTATTATCAATAGTGATTACATTAATCTTATTCCTGGTGTGCCTGGCATCACGGCAAACGTGCCTGTTATCGAAAATGCAGCAGTTGGTTCAGGTATTGTCAATACTTTTCCAGAAATAGACGGAGTTACAAGACGTGCTCCACTGATACTCGAAAGCGGCGGAATATTATATCCTAACGTAACAATGGAAATTTTACGTGTTCTTGCAGGTGATCCTAGCTTCCAAATTAAACTATCACCGATTGGCATCGACAAACTACGCATTCCGCAATATGGTCCATTACAAACAGACGAACTTGGCAGAGTGTGGCTAGATTGGAGTCAGGGATTTAGCAGTCATAGTGCAGCAGAACTACCTGCAGACTTTGGCGGCGGCATAGTGTTTGTAGGTCCCACTGCAGCCGGTATTACACAACCAATTGCAACAGCCAAGGGCGGCGTGTGGCCGCACGAACTACAGGCTATGATGCTAGGCACAGTGTTTAATGCAAGTAACATAGAACGCCCGGCATGGTCAAATAGTGCTGAAATGCTAGCGTTCGTGCTTGCTGGGTTAGTATTAATATTAGCAGCACGTTGGACCTATGCGGGCATTGGCATATTCTTAATTTTAGTCGGAACATCTGTAGGTGGTAGCATCTATGCGTTTGCTACTTACAACTTCTTACTTGATGGGTTTGTTCCGGCAGCATTTCTATTGTTAGTAGGGCTAGTAAGATATACAGTTAAGTTTGTAAGCGAGTTCTTACAAAAGCAAAAGATCAAAAAGCAGTTCGGTGGATATGTGTCACCTAAGATTGTTGATTTGTTGGCCAAAGACCCTAGCGTTATAGAACGTGGGGTTAAGAAAAACATTAGTATAACAATGACTGACCTGCGTGGATTTACTCCATTGGGCGAAAGTTATGGTGCTGATGTTGAAGGGTTGCGTCAAATAATGAACGATTATATGGAAGCAATTACACAACCGGTGCTAAACAACGAAGGCACCATAATCAAATACATTGGCGATGCCAGCTTACACATCAACGGTGCTCCATTCGATCAAGATAATCATGAAGTAATTGCAGTTAAAACCGCAATTGAAATGATCGATGCTGTGGAGGTGTTTAATGAAGAACTCAAAGCAAAAGGTAAGCCACCGGTTGGAATGGGCGCTGGTATCAATACTGGTCCTACTGTTATTGGCAATATTGGTAGCTATAAGCGTTATGGTTATGACGTTTTAGGCGATAGTGTGAGTACAGCCGCAAGATTGGAAGGGCAAACAAAGCCATACGGTGTGCTGTTAATACTTGGACCAAAAACTGCCGAAGTAGCTAAACATTTTTATCATGTTGTAGAACTAGATTGGTTAGCAGTTAAAGGAAAAACGGAAGCACTTACTATCTACACAGTGGTTTGGAGAGACACACCGAGAACTGACTTCTGGATAACACATCAACAGTTCTTAGACGAATATAGATCTAGTAACTGGATACAGGCTATGGTCAAAGCAAATTGGCTAATTGATAACGGGCCCGCTTCGCTTGTTAAGTATTATCAAATGATGAAAGATAGAATTGATGAATTAGCTGAATCCGATATTCAAAACTTCGACGGCGTTTATCGTGCAACTTCAAAGTAACAGGAGAAGAAGATGGATTTATTTAGACAGCTAACACTAATGCATATGCAAGCATACGAAACATGGTTTCAAACAACAATGTTTCCATTAATGATGTATCAAAGCAAAGAATGGAACAAAGTAAAATACAGTTTGATGAATTTAAAGTAAGATATTAACTAAATATTGTTATGGCATCAAATGGTATTTCAACACTATCAACAAAAGAACTTAAACAAATAGCTAAACTTAATTTAGCTGCAATCGATCGAGCTGCCGTTGGTAACGCTCGTATAGTTTACGACATCTCAGAACTACCTACCAAGTATGTAGGCAACACAGTTTATGATAATCTAAATGAAGGCGGGCTTGTTCAAGGTCGTCCCTGGGCTACCGCAGAAACACCCAACAGTATTTCAGGATTGAGATTCTGGATAGACACATCTGTCACATCAACACTGAACGGTGGCACCTACACAGATGGAGCCGCACTAACTGCCTGGACAGAACGCAAACAAAATGCCACCTATGTAAATCCTGCCGCCAACCGTCGTGGTACTATAGAAAGCGGAGCGGGAGACCTCAAGAACGGTTATCCTGTAGTGAGACACACATTCACTGTAGCAGCAGATTGGGATCAGGCAGAGTGGACTAGTGTGTCAGGATTTGCCAGCGCCACAGGCTACACCATGGTATGCGTGGCTAAACTCAGTCCAACTCCTTTGGGCACCGCACTACACATATTCCGCATTAGAAACACCAGTGGCACATATTCGTCTAGTGTTTACTATAATACTACCTCGGGAAGATTTGAAATGGCAGCACCAACTGGTGGTTCATTAGTAGACAACACTATAGATCCAGACGGCACTTGGAAAATTGTTACAGTGAGGTATGACAGCACCGCAGCCGCAGCCAGCAGATTCACCTTTAGATGGGACAAGACTGCTCGCACCGTTACCAACAACGGCACACCCAGCGGAGCATTGGCCGCAGACGCAGGCAGTAGCGTTATGGTTGGCTACTTCTGGAACGCAGACTTTGGAGAGGTAATGGCCTACAACACCGCACTCACAGACGCTCAGATCATAGCCTTGGAAGATTACCTCAGCAGCAAGTGGGGAGTTTAAAATATGGGCGTTCAACATCCAAATAGCACAAACTACATTCACCCAGATGAATCAAATATTCTTAACCTCCATAAAGCAATGGAGTATAACGCATTAGGACAGCCTATTATTAGAACTGTATCTGGCGGCGGCGCTGGAGGCGTTGATGCATTCGGTCGTATGCAAGTAGGACAGCCTTATACATTGTTTGATAGTCAACACCGTTATGCAATGAATGACAAGTTTTTTACTACTACAACAGGAAGTGGTAGCACAACATATGATGCTAATGCAAGTTTAGTAAACATGGTAACAACCACTGCAAGTGGAGACAAAGTAGTCAGAGAAACTGACCGTGTATTCCCGTATCAACCAGGTAAAGCATTGGAAATTTTTAACACATTTACGATGGCTCCGGGTGCAACAGGACTGCGCCAACGTGTGGGCTATTTTAGTACACAAAATGGTGTGTTCTTAGAACAAAACAACGGCGAACTATATGTTGTTCTTCGTAGTTATAGCAGTGGTAGTATAGTTGAAAATAGAGTCGCACAATCTAATTGGAATACAGATACGTTAGATGGCACCGGACTTAGCGGCGTTACAATCGATGTTACAAAAGCACAAATTCAATTTATTGATATTGAGTGGTTAGGTGTAGGCACAGTTAGAATCGGGTTTGTTATCAACGGAGCTCTTATTGTTGCACACAAGTTTCATCATGCAAATATTGTATCTGGCACATACATGACTACAGCAACATTACCCATTCGTTATGAAATCGAAAACACAGGTGCAATTGGTGCTGGCGCAACATTAAAGCATATTTGTAACACTGTTATCAGCAACGGGGGGTATACTCCGATGGGCCGTAGTTCAACAGTGGGTCGTGGGTTAACTTACTATAATTTGACTACTGGCGGTACATTCTATCATATGGTTAGTATGAGACTAACTAATACTAGATTAGATGATGTTGTTATCCCGACCAACATAAATGTTATGACATCAAGCAATCATAATTTACAATTTAAATTAGTTAAAAATGCAACTTTCGGAACATCGCTTTCATACTCGTCTATTAGTAGTATAGATTATAGTATAACAAATAGTGCAGTGACAAACGAAGGTACTGTATTGCTCAGCGGTTATGTTGTTAATAAAGGTGAACCACGAGGGTTTGATATGAACGAGTTATTACGGTACCAATTGACAAGAACATCAACTGCAGATGTTTATAGCCTCATAGTAACATCTGATACGAATAACTCAGATGCAGCAGGCAACATTAGTTGGATGGAGCCATTGAGAGGATAACATGGACTTTTTAACACTTGTAAGCGAAGTAGGATTCCCGATTGCAGGCGCATTAGCGGCAGGTGGTTTCGTCTTTCTTACACTAAAGTTCATTCTTGCGGGTGTAACTGGATCTGCAACTACACTTAAAAATATCATTGCACAACTAGACAATCGTGTTCAGACTATGAACAACGATTTGGTTAAGATAGATGCATTATTGAGTTATACACTAGGTGTTAAGCCCAATGTAGATCGTATTGCAGCTAACGAAGGTAAAGAAGATGCGAGACGTGACTGATGGAAATTGATATAGCAGCCGCAATTAAAGACTTTGGATTTCCAATTATTGCTGCGTTTGGCATGGGATATTTCATATTTTTTATATGGAAATGGGTTACAGAAGAAATTGATCCAGTTCTAGGTGCTACTATGGGTACACTTATCAAACTTGTTGACCGTGTGCGTATGTTGGACAACGATATGATTCGTATGAACATGAAACTGAGCATGGTATTAGAACATAGACATTTGCTAGACAAAAATCTCAGTCAAGAACAGAAATTAGAACTCGATGCAATAGTTGACAAGTATCAAACTCGTAGCAAACAGTTTGACAGCACAGGTCAAAGCAAACCCGCAGAGCCAAAAAAAAATTAACTAAGCTACGCAAAGTTAATAAAATAATTAATTATCTGAAAAAAAATAAAATGGCAATTACACTTATAGCAGGAGTAATTGCAAACATAACAGTATTTCTTATACTATGATGCTCTGCACATTTATGACACTATATCAAGTGGTGTAGAACAAAAGGCACAAGAGTTTTTAACTACATCTTGTGCCTTTTATTATGTTAACAGCGTTAGCCTTTATAAATATTCTTAAATACATCCTTGCCAGGAACACGGATAAACTTTTTATCAGTTTGTTCCTTGTTAGGATTTTCAATGGTAACCATTGTCTTTTTGCCGGCACGATGTGCCTTAAGCTGATTCATCAACCGATCAGCAGGATCATTGCTGGCAGTCTTCATTGAGGACTGACGAAGACCTTGCGAAATAAACCCTTTTGACTTTCCACCCTTTTTTGCCATTGTAACTCTCCTATTGGCTGTATTGTGTTTACGTTCAATCAATATAGCAACAGCACATCACTTTGTCAACTAAATTTTAGTTAAACATTGATACTAATTCTGGACCAAATGAACTTGCTGCCCAACCAATCGCAACAATAGCTGCAATACCTACTGCTAACCATTTCATTTTGAAATCGTCAACTGACATTTTAAATGCAACTAACTCGTTTCCTAGAACTCTAATCGAAATTTCTAAATTACCTTTATCGTCGTTATCCATGTTGTTTCCTTGACTATTATGCATAAACTGCTATTGTTATTTACGTAAAATCTTTGTAAATATTAAATCATGAGCAAGAAGTATGCGATAAAAGTAATGTTTCCCGATGAGGATAAATGGGTATACGTATTAGAACACCCTACATTTTTATATCCAGAAGAACATGTAATGACATTTTACAGTTACAACCGTGCAGTCGAATACATTAAAGAACACAAGTTAGTCGACATTGCAATGATTGTGTTTGTAATACAAGAGCATGAAACTTGGTATGAAACAGATTGACATACAAAATGTTTGTTGTAAGTTAAATATGTGGTAATATGGAGATACAACTATGAAAAAAATACTATTAGCACTTGCACTAACACTTGCCGCAACATCTGCATTTGCACAAGAAAGCAGAAGTTTTGAAGTGTGGGGTAATGTAGTTGACAAAGAGTCAATTTGGATTAAAACTCAACAACCAGTGCAGAATTGCTATATTGAAAATAGAACTACAAACAACAACAATGCTGCTGGCGGTGCGCTTACTGGTATGATTATCGGCGGGCTACTAGGCAAGGGTGTTACTGGTAAGGATGATGGCGCTATTGCAGGCGCTGTTATTGGTGGTATGGTCGGTGCAAACAACGGCGCAAATAATTCAAGCGTTAGACAAGTAGAAGTTTGCAACACCGAATACGTTACTCAAACTGTTGCAAATGAAGTTGATGTTATTTTTAATGTAATGGGTAATAATGTTCCGGTTCGCATGAACGCTACACAGGCAAACAATTATTATGTAGGTCAACGTGTTCGCCTACGTCTTCGTCTCCAACTATTGAATTAAAAATGACAATGCACCTTGTTGGTCCTCATATGACCACTACAAAATATAATCGCAAAAAGTCGTCTAAGAAAACAGCACGACAACTTGAAGCAGAGCGTCAACACCTAGAGTTCTTGAAAAAGATGGGTGTTGACGACGACAGCCTAAAGCGAAAACTTCCACATGACAAAAAAGGTCGTAGACAAGGTATTTGTGAAATGCCCGACTTGTCTACTGGTCCCAGACTAACAAGTGATCGTGTTGCAGGGCACGGTGTTGCAAAAGATCGCAAAACATATACTGGCAATGAACTGCTAGGTATTGCAACGATGCATAAAAGCAACGCAGTGCCTATTAGGAAAGATAGTCCAGAAGCAGCAAAAGATATTGCTGCAATGCGTAGATAACTTGACATCTACGCATTTCTGTCATATATTAAACATGTAATAGCTAAGAGGCTACCATGAAACGATTTGCTAAACGTTACTATGCTCCTAGTGATTGGAACTTTAAAGGCAACCATTTAGTAGGAACACAGTGGTCAGTGCCTGGTAGTAAGCCAGGAAGTGAGTATGCTGTGACGATTGCAGACAAAGGCTTCGAGTGCAGTTGCACTGGCTTTAACTTTCATGGTAAATGTAAACATGTCATTCAAGTAGTAGAGAGGTTTGATTAATTGACGATTCACGCAACACTAGACTTAGAAACGCTAGACACAAGTCCTAGTGCAACAGTATTATCACTTGGTGGTGTAAAGTTTAATCCATATACTGCAAATGAGCCTTATGATAAATTGTATTTTAAAATCAGTATCGACGACCAAGATCGCTTAGGCAGATCAGTTAGCGACAGTACTATTGAATGGTGGGGGAAACAAGACCCTGCTATTATGGAAGAAGCATTCGACCAAAGTAACCCAAACGAAGTTATGACAGTTCATCAAGCACTTGATAGCTTAAACAAGTGGGTTGTTGGTGTGAATACGTTTTGGGGTCAAGGATATGGTTTCGACTATACTATTCTTGAAAATATGTATCGTAGTGTAAGTCGGCCCATTCCGTGGCAATTTTGGCAAGTTAAAGATAGCAGAACATTGTTTAGTTTGCTAAGAGAAGATCCACGTAAGAAAATGCAAAAAAGCCTTCATAATGCGTATTATGATGCATATTATCAATCAAAAGCAATTCAAATTGCATACAGTGATTTAGGAGTAACACAATGGGGCTAGTGCCTATCGTAATTGACAAAACAAGTCAAGGTGAACGTAGCTACGACATTTATAGTCGTTTGCTAAAAGATCGTGTAATAATGCTAAACGGTCCAGTAGAAGATTATAGTGCTAACTTAGTTGTTAGCCAACTACTGTTTCTAGAAAGCGAAAATCCGGACAAAGATATTACGCTGTATATCAATAGTCCCGGCGGTGTTATTACTGCAGGTATGAGTATCTATGATACTATGCAATACATCAAGTCAGATGTCGCAACAGTAGTTATGGGTCAAGCATGTAGTATGGGATCATTTTTAGCACAAGCAGGCGCACCAGGTAAGCGTTTTGTATTGCCGCATAGCCGGACTATGATTCACCAACCGAGCGGTGGTGCTCGTGGGATGCAAAGTGATATCGAAATCCAATACAAAGAAATTACTGCAATGAAACGTATGTTGACAAACTTGTATGTTAAGCATAATACTGCAGGTAAAACATACGAAGATTTCGAACGTGACATGGATCGTGATTATTTTATGACAGCACAAGAAGCTGTTAGTTATGGACTTGCAGATAAAGTTATCGACAAACGATGATAAGTAATACAAGTGGACTAGGTGTTCGACCCACTATAAACATTCCGCACACTCCGTATTGCATAGGAGTATAAAATGGCAAAAAAATACGTATCGACAAAAACTTATAGACAAATTGCACCATGTGCATATCGCCAGTGGAGAGCTAGCAGTCATTGCAACCAAATACACGGATATGCATTTAGTTTTCATTTTGAGTTCGAAACAGATGATCTAGATGCAAGAAACTGGGCAATGGATTATGGCGGGCTGAAGCCGCTCAAGGGATTACTAGAAGATTGGTTTGACCATACATTACTAGTAGCAGAAGATGATCCCAAAAAGGACGAGTTATTGCGCCTAGGCGAACTAGGACTTGCTAAAATTACAATGGTAAGTAAAACCGGTTGCGAAGGCATCGCAGAGTTCCTATACGAATATATCAACACGATTTTCTTACCAAGCTATGGCGAAGCTGACCGCCTATGGTGCTCACGTGTAGAAGTACGTGAAACCGATAGCAATATGGCTTATCGCCAAGGACATCGTGAAGATGGGGAATTTGCCTCTTAATTTAGAGTGGTGCGCCAATTGGCAGCAAGACGAAAAGTTTTACTGCACAATGTTTATTAAAGAAAACTATTTTAACCGAGCAGCCTTCGTAACATTACTAAACAGTCAGTTTGGCGATAATTACGGAGGCTGGCGTTACGACCAACAGAGACACGGGATAGAAGTATGGTTCAGGAATCAAGAGGACATGTTGACATTCAAGATGCTGACACAAGTATCAGACTTGAACGAGTTGTCGAAAATTTAAAACACGTATATGATCCGGAGATTAGTGTTAACATTTATGACTTAGGTTTAATTTATAATATTACACTAGAAGACGATAAGTGTCATATACTAATGAGTCTGACTAGTCCGTTTTGTCCTAGTGTAGACGATATTATAATGGATGTAAAAATGGCATGTTGGTCAATCACTGGCATTAATAATGTGGATGTAGATATTACATTTACTCCCGAATGGGGGCCTGACAAAATGAGCGAAGATGCAAAACTAATTTTAGGTATAGATTAAAGGAAATTATTATGGGACTATTTGATAGTATTAAAAAAGTGTTGGGGCTACACAAAGAAAAAGTTGTAGTTAGCGATACATTAGTTCTTACAGCAAAAGATCGAGTTCTTAACAATGAACCGGCTGTTGCTACTGAACCAGTTGTCGTAAAACCGAAAACTAAACAAAAAGCTACAGCTAGCTTAATTACTCAAACTGACTTAGAAAAAATGTCTAAGCAGGAAATTATCAATCTTGGCAACGAGAAATACGGCACCGAAATGAGTATGAGACGTAAAAAAGAAGACCTCATTGAAGAGTTTTTAATTGCACAGAAAAAGGCATAATGCATGACATATATAGTTAATGATTCATGTATTAAATGCAAATATACTGATTGTGTTGCTGTCTGTCCAGTAGACTGTTTTTATGAAGGTGAAAACATGCTGGTCATCAATCCAGTCGAGTGCATTGATTGCGGAGTATGTGAACCCGAATGTCCTGCCGGTGCTATTAAGCCAGACACAGATCCAAGTGCAAAAGAATGGATAGATTTTAATCAAAAGTACAGCGGGTTATGGCCAAATATTACTCAACAAAAAGATCCTCTACCTGATGCAAAAGATTGGGATCCAACTAAAGGATATACGGGAGGTAATAAACTGCACTTATTAAGTGAACAACCTGCTGAAGACTCATAAATATCTGACAGATGTAAATTACATCATAAAAGGAAAGAACTATGAAAACATTATTAGCAAGTGCGTTAATTATAGTAATTGCAGCTACCTCAGCAATTGCACAAAAACAAAAAGAATCAGTAATTCATGATTTTAAAATTACAAGAGTAATTGACGGAGATACAGTAGCATTTGAAGCACCGTTTTTACCTGATCCACTCAAAGAAGAACTTTCAATCCGTGTGTTCGGTGTAGACACTCCTGAAAAAGGTCACCGGGCAATGTGTCCAAAAGAAGCGGAGATGGGTGCAGCCGCTAGTGCATTTACTAAAAAACTAGTAGCAACCAGTAAAACACAACAAGTTGCTATTATGGACTGGGACAAGTACGGCGGTAGAGTATTAGGCGATATTATCCTAGACGGTAAAAGTTTGCGAATGCTACTAATCGAAAAAGGTTATGCCAGAGAATACTATGGCGAAGCAAAACAAAGTTGGTGCGAATGATACTAAACATTACTTCTAGTGCTAAAGATTATCTTGCTAAGATGATTTCAGACAATGGAAAAAAGTATGTTTATTTAAATGTACGAGGTGGCGGCTGCAGTGGTTTCAAGTATGAATGGAACTTCACAGACGACACCTCTAAAGGTACAGTCGTTGATGATTTACTAGTTTTAGATGCAAAGGCTGAAATGTTTGTTTTT